CGGTTCGATTGCGGTCGGGCGTTGGATAGAACTTCTTTTGGAGTATCTAATCAAGGGACTTGAAGCAAAGTCCTTTTTTTATGACCAGAAGAAGGCGAACGACGCGATTGAATGGATTGAAGCACACGCTTTTCATACAGAAGGGGACTTGGCGCCTTCGAACTTTACCCTTGAGTTGTGGGAAAAGGCTTTCGTTTCTGCGATCTTCGGGATCGTTGATGAGAACGGAAAGCGTCAGTTCCGTGAAGTGGTTCTGATCGTTGCGCGGAAGAACGGAAAGTCCCTGCTTGCGGCGGCGATCATCAAATACGTTTGGTGGGTTGACGGTGGCTTCGGAACGAAAATCTATATCGTCGCGCCGAAGTTAGACCAGACGGACATCATCTATAACAACGTTTGGCAAATGACGCTTCTTGACCCGGAGTATCAGCAAATGCTTGAAGTGTTGTCCGAAAAGGATATGCACAACAAGAAGATACATGACGATTCCGAACTTCCGAAGCATAGAATCGGCGATCTGTATATAACGAAGACAAATTCGACCGTGAAGAAGATCGCGTTCTCTGCAAAGAAGTCCGACGGTTTCAATCCGTCAATGACTGCCTGCGACGAAATCGCCGCATGGGAAGGCGACAACGGACTGAAGCAATATGAAGTTATGAAGTCCGGTACGGGCGCCAGAAGTGAAAGTATTCTTCTTTCGTGTTCGACTGCGGGATATATCAACGATTCGATCTACGACGAATTGATGAAGCGATCAACGCGCTTCTTGATGGGAGATAGTAAGGAAACAAGACTTTTGCCGTTCCTTTACATGATCGACGATCTGGACAAGTGGAACGACATAAACGAACTTCGAAAGTCTAATCCGAATCTGGGCGTTTCGGTTTCGGTGGACTTCATGCTTGAAGAAATTGCAATCGCTGAAGGATCGCTTTCGAAGAAAGCGGAATTCATAACAAAGTATTGCAACATCAAGCAGAATTCAAGTCTTGCATGGCTTGACACTGCAACCGTCAACAAATGTTTTGGCGAACCGCTTCGTCTGGATGAATTCAAATCGTCATACGCGATTTGCGGGATCGACTTGTCACAGACGACCGACTTGACTGCGGCTACTTGCCTTATTGAGAAGAACGGCGAATTGTACGTCTTCGCGAAGTTTTGGCTTCCGTCCGAAAGGATCAACGACGCAACTGCAAGGGACGGTATTCCCTATAACTTATTCATCCAAAGGGGTCTTCTTGAACCTTCGGGCGAAAACTTCGTTGATTATCGCGACTGTTACAAGTGGCTTGTTTCTTTGGTGGAAAATTACGAAATTCTTCCTTTGTGTACGGGCTACGACCGATATTCGGCGCAATACTTGATACAAGACCTTGAAGCATACGGCTTTCAAACGGACGACGTCTTTCAAGGGTCGAATCTGTACGGCGTCCTTCAAGAAATGGAAGGGTTGATGAAGGACGGGAAAGTTCATTGTGGCGACAATGATCTGTTGAAGGCGCATTTGCTGAACGCGGCGATCAAGATGGACGCAGAACGCGGTCGCGGTCGGCTTGTAAAGATAAACGTAAACGCACACATTGACGGAACGGCGGCGCTTGCCGACGCTTTTTGTGTCCGCCAGAAGCATTACGGGGAAATCGGCGAACAACTGCAAAATAGGGGTTAGAAATGGGACTTTTCGACGCAATCTTCAAAAAGGCGCCAAAGCCACAAGGCAAATATGAAGGCGCATTCAAAATGTTGAACGGCTACACGCCGCACTTCACGACATACAACGGTTCGATCTACGAACAACAGTTGATTCGTGCGGCGATCAATGTCCGGGCAACGCACACGGCAAAACTGAAAGTGGAAATCAACGGGTCGGCAAGACCCGCGCTTCAGAACAAATTGAAACACGCGCCGAATGTATACCAGACATGGTATCAGTTCATGTATCGGCTTTCGACGATCCTTGATATTCACAATACGGCTTTCATTTGTCCCGTGTATGACAAGTTCGGCGAACCGTCGGGAATTATCGCGCCGCTTCCTCAACGGTGCGAAATCGTTTCATACAACGACGTTCCGTATCTTCGGTATGAATTCAACGACGGCAAGCGGGCGGCGATCGAACTTGAATTTTGTGGGATCATGACAAAACATCAATACAAGTCGGATTTCTTCGGCGAAACGAACGCCGCACTATATCCGACGATTGATCTGATCCACATTCAGAATCAAGGAATTCAAGAAGGCGTAAAGAGCGCGGCGCACTTCCGCTTCTGGGCTCAAGTTAATAATTTCACGAAATCGGATGATCTGAAAAAGGAACGAACCCGTTTCAGTGAAGAAAACTTTGGCAAGGACGCAGAAGGCGGTGGCTTGCTTCTTTTCCCGAATACATACGCGAACATTAATCAGATCAAAGCCGATCCGTGGGTCGTGGACGCGGAAGAAGAAAAGATCATCAAAGCGAACGTCTTCGATTATTTCAACGTGAACGAAGACCTTCTTCAGTCTTCCGTATACGGCGACAAATGGGTTGCGGCGTATGAAGGAATCTGCGAACCGTTCGCGATTCAGTTTTCGGAAGTCACGACGAAAATGCTTTTCACCCTGCGGGAACAGTCGCAAGGCAATTACGTTATGGCGTCGGCAAACAGACTTCAGTATATGTCAAACAAGGAAAAACTTGAAGTTTCGGCGCAGTTGGCTGATCGCGGCATTCTGAACCGCGACGAATGCCGTGAAATTTGGAACCTTCCGCCGTTACCGAATGGCGAAGGACAAGAATACATCATCCGCGGCGAATATTACAACGCAACGGACAAAATAAACGAAGATGACACAAGCGACAACGAAGAATAAAACGTTTGCAAATGGGGGTATGTATAATGCGCGACAACAGAGAAGAAAGAAGCATGGAAATCCGTCTGGCTGAACAGACGGAAGAAAAATCCTATCTGGTAAGGGGTTACGCGTCGACATTTGAAAGATACAAAATGTTCACAGATGATGACGGCGTTGATTATTACGAACAGATTGCGCCTGGCGCATTCGACGAAACGGATATGAGCGATACTGTATTCCGCGTTGACCACGCGGGTACGGTTTACGCAAGAACATCCGCAGGGACGGTTAAGGTTTGGGCGGACGATCACGGTCTGGCAAACGAAACCGATTTAAGTAGAACACAGAAGGCGCGGGACTTGTATGAAGATATTGCCGCGGGCAATTATCCAAAAATGTCCTTCGCTTTTGTGGTTGGCGAAGATCATTATGATCGTTCGACACATACGCGGATCATTGACCGGATTGCGAAAATTTTCGATATCGCACCCGTTTCTTTTCCCGCGAATCCTACCACTGAATTGAGCATAGCAACGCGCGACTACTTCAACGGAGTGATTGAAGCAGAGAAAGCGGAGCGACTGGAGCGCGAACGCCGTGAAATTCAGAAGCAAAAAATCCGTATTATGAAAGGGGTCTAATCATGGAGATCAAAGAAATGACGATCGAGCAGATCGAAGAAAGAAAAAACGCTATCGTTGCTGATCTTGACAAAGAAGGCGCCGATCTTGACGCGCTTGAAGCCGAAATGCGTTCTCTGAATGAAGAAATCGAGATTCGCAAGGCTGAAGAAGCAAAGAAGGCGGAAATCCGCAAGAGTATCGCTGACGGTAAAGTCGGCGAAGTTGTAGAAGAAAAGAAAATCGAAGAAAGGAAAAACACTATGACAAACAACGAAGTACGCGCAACGAAAGAATACGTTGACGCATTTGCCCGCTATCTGATTAGCGAAGACGCAACAGAAGTACGTTCCCTTCTTACAGAGAACGCAACAGGCGGTTCCGTTCCGGTTCCCGCATTAGTTGATGACATCATCCGCACTGCTTGGGAGAACAACGCGATCCTGTCCAGAGTACGCAGAACAGAGATCAAGGGCAATCTGAAAGTTGCTTTTGAGCGCGTTGCAACTGCCGCAGGCATTCACACAGAAGGCGCTGACGCACCCGCTGAAGAAACACTTAAACTTGGTATCGTTACAATGGTTCCCGCTTCCATCAAGAAGTGGATCAGAGTATCTGACGAAGCCGTTACTATGGGCGGCGAAGCACTTGTTCGTTACATCTACGAAGAAGTTTCCTATCAGATCATCAAGAAACTGACCGACGAGGTTGTAAAGGACATCAAGACGGCTCCGACATCCGCTACATCCGTTGCGGCTTGTGTTGCACAGATCACAAGCGCCCCGTCTGTCACGGCTATCGCAACCGCTTTTGCAAATCTGTCCGACGAAGCAACCGATCCGGTTGTTATCATGAACAAACTGACCTATGCGGCATTCAAGCAGGCACAGGCACAGGCTAACTTTGCTATCGATCCGTTCGAAGGACTTCCGGTTCTGTTCAATAACAGTCTGAAGGCTTACAGTGCGGCATCTTCTAACGAAGTTTACGCAATCGTTGGCGATCTGAAGGGTGAATCCGTAAACTATCCCGAAGGCGACGGCGTAGCAATCAAGTACGACGATCTGTCTGAAGCAGAAGCAGACCTTGTTAAGATCGTCGGCAGACAGTACGCGGCACACGCAGTCACGGCTTGCGGTCGCTTCTGTAACATCAAGAAGGGTTGATCGTTTGAAGGTTAAACTTCTTGTAGACGCAAGAATTCGGCACCACGCGGGCGACGTCGTAGACGTGACGCCCGCTGAAGGTGCTTTTCTTCTGTCCGTCGGTTCCGCAAAAGAACTGAA